CAAATAACGTCCTATGAGAAGCGACCACTCTGGTCAGGTGGTTTGATTTTAGTCGGATAGTCCACGTCGTCGCCGCGCGGGCCAGCGGCTGGTCCGTATAGCTAAACGCCAGGCTGATACCCTCGGCGGCTGGGATCGTCTTGTCGTCGGTATTGCTGTAAATCGTCGTCTCGTAGGCCTCGCCGAGGTCCCTGGTAATCACGCATTGATTGATTTTATACGGCGGCACGCCGCCGACGGTGTCCCGAACCGCCGCTGCGAAGTTTATGTGTACCGGCGCGCCGGTGGTCTGCATCGATACGGTCTGCACCGTAGTCAGCGTAGTCGTAACCGTCACGTCGCCGGTGGTCGACGCGCTTGCCGGGACGGTGACTGCGTTGTTGATGATCTTCAATGTCCCGACCGTAAGGTCCGCGATCTGGCCCAGTGCCGCCGTTATCGTGCCTGCCTGGATCAGGCCGCCGTGGATTATCTTCTTGCCGAAGGCCGGGTACGCCACGCCGCCGTCGTTAAACGCCATCAGCCAGTGACCGGAGGAAACGGCGGTGGCGAATGTGTCTGTCGCGTAAAAGGCCGTCGGATTCGATTCGTCCCAGTATATGTACTTCAGATACGTGTCGTTGGCGGTGATCTCGTAGGATGTCCCGTTGAACATGACCAGCAGCGGATTGCCGGCCGTCGTCGCCTGCCATCGGACGCCGGGATACGTCGGATGATGGTTCGTCCATGTGATATTGTGCGTCAGCGGGATATCCAAAACCGGAAAGACCGTCGCGTACTCGGGGACCTGCGTGCGCAGATCCTGCCGGGTCAGAGGCGCCGTCAAGCGGCGGTCGGCGCGGACCGTCACGGCATTGCTGACCGGGATCTCCGGAATCTCGTCGTCGGTTTCGAAACATGCGGCGGCGTATTCCAGCAGGGTCAGCTTGCTTTGCAGATTGCCCGTCCGCTCTATCGACTCGATCGTGAAATCCTTGAGGACCAGGTTCTCCTTGCCGAGCGCCCAGAGATCGCCGTTGCGCGGGGCGGTGCCGGTAAAGTGGTTGGCGACCTCGACGTCGGCGCCGGATACGGCGACGACGGTCTTAAGTATCGGCGCCTGCATGTCGCGCAGGCGCAGGGCTAATTCGTAAGTGACGCCGCTTTCGATATAGGGCTCGACCGTGTGATCGAGTGTGATCGTATCGTAATCTATCGACTCGCGACCGGCGCCGCCGTTGTAGAGCCCGGCAACCTCGGCCGCCGTCAGGGCCTTGCCGAAGATCATGACGTTGTCGATGCCGCCGGCGAAGTGTCTGGCATCCGATCCGTTTTCGTTCGTCGCACCGATAAACAGGTTCAGTGCGGAGGTAAAACCTGCGAACGTCACTCCGGCTGTCGACCCGTCGTCGGTGTTGTCCAGACTCGCTTCGTCGCCGTTAATGTATATTTTTTTGCCGCCGACGCCGCCGACAGAAGAATCGAACACACCCACAATGTGAGTCCAGCCGCTTGCGGCGCCATCGGCGAATACGGCGGCGGCGGTTGTGGCGGTATTGCCAGCGTTTCCTTCGGATATATATCTGAGCCTCGCTTTACCATCTGTCGTGATTTGTATTTCGCTTTCCGAATCGTCGCCGGTTTCATCCCGCACGCCGATCAATACCTCATTGGTATCCGGCCGGCCGTCATCCGGCTTGACCCAGATACTGATCGAGTGACTGCCCCGGAACGTGCTCTCGAACGGATCGCCGCAATCGGTATAGTCGCTGGATCCGTTCTGCCGGTGCGCTCCGCCGTTTAGGCCTGCCGTGTGCAGGTTGACCGTCTTTCGCTGGGCCGTGCCGTGGTTGCCATTGCCAGATGAGTCGGTGACCAGAAACGACCATGCGTTGTCGTTGAGCTTGTAATGCGCGACGCAGCTCATCGCGGTATAGCCGGTCAGTCCGGCCTTCAGGCCCAGAACGCGGCCGCCGCCGCGGTCGCCTAATTCGTTCCAGTCGGGCACGTCCTCCTGGACGCCGTACAGATCGCCCACCTCGGCGCCCAGCGCGTCGATATCGCATCTGGCGACCATCGTCCGCTGCCGCAGCTCGGTCTGGCTGAGCCGGTGTTTTAGGTGCCGGATGGTCTCGGTCTTTTTGACAATGCCGCGCAGGTCGAGCGTGACCTTGTTGCTGGCGTTGGCAATCGACGAGTTATGAAACGGCAGCATCGTTCGCTCGTAGTCACGCGACGAATCGCAGAACTCGGCCTCTATCTCGCTGGCGGCGTCTATCTGAGGCGCGAAAGACTCCTCGAACGATCCGCTCAGGATATTGCCGACGCAGAGGATCCCGACGCGGCTCTTGGCCTGGTTGATCGCCAGCGTGATCTTATTGCCGGACCAAACCGGCAGGGCGCGGGCGACCTCGCAGACGGCCAGGGCGGCCTCCCACATACTCGACTCGCGGTCGAAGATGCCGTTAAACGTCACGCGGTCCTCGTCGTTGCCGTCGGCGTCGGGGACCTGGGTCGAATCGAACTGCGCCAGTGTGTAATGATCGGTCGCGTCGATCCGCGCCGGCGAGAAGCCCTGGTACGAGTCGATCGCGTATGCGTCGCCGTCGCCGTCGCCGGTGATAAGCGGCTGGGTCCATATATCGTGCAGCACCCATGCCGGATTGCTGCTCGCCGCCAGCGACCATGCCGAGCCGTTGTACGTATTGACGATGCGCCGGCCGATCTCGGCCGAGATATTCAGAAAGCCGGGCAGATCCTCGCTGGCGAGACCGGACAGGCCGACCAGGACCATCCCGGGATAGGTAAAGGCGACGTCGATGACCTCCTTGACCGATTCGAGATACATTTCATTCTGGCCGCGGTCGTTGTCGATATCGCCCGACGTCTTGGCGATTTTCAGATCGTACAGCTTGCCGCGGGTCAGCGCGTAATAATCGCTGACCGTCACGGTGACCCATTTGATATCGTTGCTCGAATCGGTCTCGCTGCCGCTGACTATCTCGGTCCACGCTCCGCCCCGCTCGCGGATGTATATTATGTAATTGCAGCGGCCGATCCACTGTGCCCCGCTGGTGCGGCGCTGCCAGATATTGAAACGCAGATCAATTTCGAGATCGTCGTAATCGTCGTCGGGCACCTCGATAATTATCTGACCGCTGATGACCTTCCGGTTGTACCGGTACTGCTGGCGGGTCTTATCGAAAAAGCTGACGCAAGTCTGATCGGCAAGGCCTCGTTTGGTCTCGGTGGTCAGGCCGGCGAAATAGTCCGAACTTTTGCCGTCGACTATTATGTTGGATACCGACTCGACCGGCCCGTCGCAGAACGCGACCAGGGCGTATATGTTTTGCTTTCGCCCGTCGGCAGACGGGGCGCTGTAGCATGAGATAATATTGCCGTGCGATCGGAACGTGCCGTACTGCCGCGGGATCGGCAGCCCTTCCTGCTGCGTGGTCTTCGGATCCCAGGAATACGCAGACGAGCCCAGGGCCGAGGCCTCTAACTTCGGCGACTTGGGTTTCGGCATAAGCGAGTTGACCAGGAAGCTCGCCCCGATCCAGCCGATCGTATTGAGTACCGCGCTCCACGTAATCGGGCCCAGAACCGTCGCCTCGAGCACCGCCTCCTTAAAGATCGTCGGCCATGCCCATGCGAGAAAGGCCGCGAGAAATCCGAAATCGGCGGCGAAAGTCACCTCGGCCGATTCGGCCGGGGCGAAACGGTCCCATATCTCCGGCTCGATCAGCTCGCCGTCGACGACGGCCGTGTATCCGCCGCCGGCAGGCAGCAGCTCGGCGGCCAGCTCGGCGAGCGTCCTGCCCGCTCGCCAGGGCTCGGCGAGATCACGACGCCGCTGCGGCGATACGATCCGGATATGTAAGTCGGTGGTAGCCATAAGGTCGTTTAAAAAGGCGGTTGCGGATACGGTCGATCCGGACCGATCCGCTCAGTTGCGATACGTGTATGAATTTGCCCGGCACGTCGATGATCGTCCCGACGTGCAGGCCTAAACTTTTATGGTCGAATACGATCAGCGACCACGGCTCGGGCCGATCTATCGGCTCGGTCCATTGACACAGGCGGCGGTCGAAAACGGCCTCTCGCAGCGCGACGCCGTCGACGCTCCGCTGGGCCGGCAGGACGAAACCGCGATCTGCCGCGATCGCCCGTGCCAGGCCGTAACAGTCGTATCCGTCCGGGCCGTCGCCGCCGGAAATATAGGGCCTGCCGATGTAATCGTCGGTGTTCATGCCAGCCGCATCGTCTCGGGCCGCAGCCCGGGGAAGCCTCCGAAATTTGTCTCGTTACCTAACTCGCGGCAGCGGCTGCGAAGGCCGCTGCACGATGTCGCCGCGCCGGCGTATCCGCATCGCGGATCGGTCTTGAATCCCGATACGTAACGGCACGTATCGGCGAGATATCGCTCGAGGGGGAACCGCCGGCGCAGAGGGCTCGGCCCGCCGATAGAGAACTCCACGAACTTCGCCGTGATGCGCGGATAGATGACCTCGAATACGGTGTCGAGTTCGCTGTAGTCCTCGTATAACTGGTTCGCGTGGACTACGCGAATCGTGATCTCCGACGCTGTGCAGCCGCGATTGTTTTCTAAGTCGGATTTTATGAATTGAGTCACGTTGCTCAGGCGCAGCGTGGTCCGGGGCATTTCCGCGCCCTTGTACGTGATCTGATCGAGATCGAAATTGAACGATTGAAAGGTCGCCGGGACCTTCTCGGTCCCTGCGCCGTCGCGGTAAAGGGCCGTGACCTCGGCCGCCGTCAGGGCCTTGCCGAAGAGCATGGCGTTGTCGATACCGCCGGCGAAGTGGTTCGCGTCACTGCCGTCATCATTTCTCGCACCTATATAAATATTTTCGGCGGAGGTAAATTCGCTCATCGTTACGCCGGTCATGTCCCCGTCGTTCGCGGCGTCGAGAGTTATTTCGGAACCGTTGATGTAAAGCTTTATGTTTGAACCGTCTACTGTGGCGACTATATGCGTCCAGACCGTGCAGGGCCCGTCGCTAAAGACCGCCGAATTTGACTGCGCCTGGACATTGTTACCTCCCGCTGTGTAGTAGTAGTTAATATTGCCGAGCGTGGTTAAAATCAGCACGGCATGATCGGTCCCGTCCTTGACGCCAAATATATCCTCGTTGGCCGCGTCCGGCCGTCCGTCATCCGGCTTGACCCAGATACTGATCGAAAAGCTCCCCTGAAACGTGCTCTCGAACGGATCGCCGCAATCGTGGTAGTCGCTCGATCCGTTGAAATAGTGGGCGCTGTTTATCGCGCCTGCGATGTGCAGGTTTGTTGTGTTGCGCTGCGCCGTTGCGTGGTTGCCGTTGCCGCTGCTGTCGAGGACGGCGGTGGACCAGGCGTTGTCGTTGAGCTTGTAGTGCGCGACGACGCCGCTGCCGCCATAGGTATCCAAAAGCAGGACCAGGTCCTCGTTGTTCTGGACCCACCGGTGATATGTGCCGCCATCGTCGTTGACGGCAAGCTCGGCCAGCAGCAGCCAGGGATACTGCGTGTGGAGGCTGTTCTTTGCTATGATTAGATTTTCACTTAACGCAAGCATAATTTAAGCCCCCGCCGATGAGCTGCTGGAAGAAAAACTGCTCTGACTTGATGAGCTGCTGCTCGATGAGCTGCTGGACGACGAACTCGACGACGAAGATTCGGAGCTGCTCGACGATGACAGTGACGAGCTGCTCGAGGAAAAACTGCTCGACGAACTCGAAGAGCTGCTGGACGACGAGCTGAGCGAGCTGGACGATTCGGCCACGAGAACCAGAGAGAAACGCACCTGCCATCGCGACCGCTTTTGCGGGTGCATGTTGTACGATATTTCGCCGGCCAGCTTGGCGACGTAGGTCCTGCCATCGGCGCCATTCGGGTCGGTCCAGTTGAAGGCCTCGCCGCCGTATCCGATTGTATCCTTTTCCCACGTCTCGATCGCCCGCTTGGACGTTTCGCTTACGGCCGGATAGAATATGTCCCGCGTTCGCGGAACCGCCGTCGACCGCGTGCGGGTCAGAAACGCGCCGCTGTCGGATTCCGATCTATGGACCGGATCGCTCAGCAGGCCCTGGCCGTAGGACTTCGGCGAAGGTTTTTCCGCGATATCGAAATAAGAAGCCATCAGCCGCGCCTCCCGTCCTGTATGTCGCGCATTAAGCCGCCCTGGTCGTAACTCTCGGCCAGCGCGTTTTCGACCATGACCCGGACTGCGTTGCCCTCGATTATCGGCGGTCCGCTCTGCTTTACCGGGGCGCCGCGGTTCTCGATGATGACCTGGGGCACTGCGCTTTCATGCGACGGGACGATCCGCTCGCCGCCGTGCAGCATGTACATGCCAGCGCGCGGGACGTAGTCGGTGCCGCCCTGGTACTTGCCCTGCGGCTTTATGCCCATGAGATTATTAAAGTTCGTCTGGCCGAGCATTCCAACCATTGCCTGGCGAACCATTATCTGGCCGGCCATCTGGAGGAACGCATCGCCTATATCCACCGCGATATGTTTCATCGTCTCGCCAAAGCTCTCGCCCTCCTGCCGCATCCGGGCGAACACGCCGCCCAGGGACCACTCCATCGACCGGAAGGCCCCCTGGATGCGATCGGCCGCGAATTCGCCCATCTGAGCCGCCTCAGCCGCCGTCCTGGCCGCTTCCTCGCGCAGCCGCGCCATATTCCTGGCTTGTTCCCGAGCGCTTACGATAGCCGTACTCTCGGCGATCCTGCCAGCGGCGGCGCCCTCTCTGCTCATCGGCGATCGCCGCTGATCGAGGCTCGGCAGCGACCGGCCCGTTTGTAAATTCATACCCCCGAATTGCGGGCGTTGCGGCGCAACGGGCGCCGCCGCCTCGGCGCCCCTTCTGATCTGCTCGAATTTCTCCCGGATAACGCTCTCTCGCCCCTTGACCGGACCTATTCCGCGACGTTGCTTTTCCTCGGCCAGCAAACGGTTATACAGCGCCCAGTCCTCACCTTTGAATCTGTTCTCAGCACTCATCGAGCCGTACTTGCTATCGGGCCCGGGCGGTGGATAGCTCCGTTTGGATTCGCGGAGCACACGGGCATAGGCGTCATGCTCGGCCGACTTGACCTTCGCCGCGTGCTCGATCGGACTGGTGTACCGGTCCATTTTGCGAATAGCGTTTTCAATTTCGGCCGCCGTCGACACGACCGCAAGAGATACCTGCTCGAAGACAGCGACCACTTTCTCTCCCGCGCCTTCGCCGGAGATCGCCCATTTCGTGAAGGCCCCGGCGGCGGCCTCGATGTAAGGCGCCAGCTCGATAGTCGCCTGGCGGAATAGCCCGGTAAAGAGCGCCTTTACTCTGGTCAGCGCATCGTTCGCCGCCTCGACCTTTGCCGCATCAATCCGGTCGAACGCCAGGCCAAGTTTTACAGCCTCGGCGCGCAGCTCCCTGATCCCGGTCGAGCCTTTCTCGAACAGGTTCAGCAGCTTTTGCCCGGACCGGCCGAAAAGATAATTCGCCGCCGCTGCCTTTTCGGCCTGCGTCCGGAGCGAATTGATCTGATCGGCCACAATCCCTATGGCCGCATCAGGCGACTTGTCGATCAGGGCCTTGTAATTCAGACCTAATTTATCCAGTGCATATTTCGCCTGGCCGACGCCCATGTCTACCTCGCCGAGGCGCCGGGAAAACATCTCCAGTGATTTATTGAGCGTCTCGGTATCGACGCCGGCGATCTTCGCCCCGTGCTGCAGACCGACCAGGGCTTCTATTGTCATGCCGAGCCGGTCCGACAGTTTGGCCGTCGTATCGATCGCGGCCATCTGCTGCTTTATCATGTAGCCGAATCCCGCAACGCCGCCGACGGCCAGAGCCGCTCCGGCCAGGCGGCGGAGCGTCCGCGTTGTGCCCCCGATCTGTCGATTGAAGCCGGCCAGTGTTCGGCCGGTCTTGTTCTTCGCCAATAGCTCTAAAGCTAATCTCGTAGTCGCCATTATCCTACCATCGCCTCAATGACCGCCCGGGCCTCTTCGGCCGTCTGCTCGGCCGGGCAAAAGTCGAACTGTTTCAAGATCTTCTCGAAACGCGGCGGGTTCGTGCAGAAGGCCTCATATACGGCCTTGCATATAATCGCCGCGATATAATCCGTGCGGCTCTGGCCCCAGGGATCGATAGTTTCCAACAGCTCCCATCGCAGCATTTCCGCCGCGCTCATGCGCGAGCACAGCTCGTCGACCGTCATTCCGAGGTGGCCGGCGAGCCGGTGCCGGAATCTAAGGCGGCGATCGCTTCGGAGTTTTTTACCAGATCCTCAATCTCGCCGACCGGCATACCGCTAAGCTTGCGGGCCGTATCGTAGATCGGCTCGACCAGCGCAGCCGGCATTTCGGATACTTTGCCGAGTTGCGCGTCGCCGAAAAGACGCTTTCCGTGCTGATCGTAACAGCATCGCATAATCAGCAGTGCCCGGGCGTTCTTGATACGGACCTGCCGGGATCCGGCAACTACCGAATAGACCGCGTCCTCGTACTCGTCTTTCTGGCCGACCGTCAGACCGTAGATCCATATATCGCCGTGACCTTCGATCGTGTGCCGCTGTTTGGGAATTTTCAGCCCTAAAAGGCCGGCTGTGTCTGCCCATTTGGTCATTTGCTTTTCCTTTCCGTTTTGGATATTAAGTGCTTGACGAGCTGCTCGACGAAGAGGAGCTGCTCGGGAAGTGCGGCCGGCCGCTGAATTTGATCGAGATCGGCGTCATTACCTGATCGGCCATTGGAACCGACATCGACTGCTGTTTGATATATCCGTTGCCGATCAGCACCGTCGCCGGCGAATCGTCGCCGGTCAATGTCCACGTCTCTTTGACGCCGAAGGCGTCTCGCAGCGTCGACATCAGCGTCCGATCCAGCTTGAGATCGCCGGTCAGTTCGCCGCCGTCTACAAAACCGGCCTCGTATTCCTTGTACGGGTTGCCTGCAGTGTCGGTGGGCGAGTCGAAATCGGTAGTTTCGATGTCGTCGGCGATCAGACCGGACCAGTCGATATTAGTGATCTTGCCGACGGTGCCGGAAGTCGAGCCGGATAATGTGAATCCATGACCTATCATTTGCTTTGCTCCTCTATACCGCCGACTGGCTGTAGGGATCGCTGTAGTTCGTCGTGTAGATCACGTCGATATTGACCGCGATGCCGGCCAGTTGCGGGTCCGAAATAAACTTTTCCGTTGCTTTGAATATGACCCCTTCGGCCAGGCCGCCGAGGTGTACGTTGTCCGGGTGACACAGCTTCTTTTCGATGTCGCTGCGGATCTTGTTTAACCGCGTATCGATCGCGTCGGTCGCCTCGTCGCTGTCGATGACAATCGCCTGCAGTGTGAATCCC